AATAGCAAAAGGAAAGAACAAACTACCTACGACATTATCAGAGGGGTTAAGTCAGTTTAAAAGACAAAACAAATATAAGAAATGATAAAAGAGACTATTACAATAGATGCCGAAACAGGCAAAGCAGAGGATAATATTGATAAGTTAGCAAAAGCGATTGAAAAGCTAACTGATTCAGTTGATGACTTAGGAAAGGAATCAAAGGAAAGCATAGATAGTATTGAAAAGTCGTCTAAAAATACTGCTAAAGGTGTTAAGGGTATCGGAAAGGCTTTCAAAGGCTTAGGAACTGCAATAAAAGCCGCAGGGATTGGTCTTGTGATTGGTGCGTTGGCTACCTTGAAGGATATTTTTATGCAAAATCAAAAAGTAGCTGACCTTTTTAATACTGCTTTTGAGGCTACAAGTTTAGTATTTAATGACTTTGTTTCTTTTATCGTTGATAATGTTGATACTGTTGTAGATTTTTTTAATGATATTTTTGAGAATCCTTTGGAGTCTGTCAAGTCTTTAGGTAAAGCAATACAAGACAACTTAATTGAAAGGTTCAATTCTGCGTTGGAGGTGTTTGGATTTGTGGGCGAAGCACTTTCAAAACTTTTTGAGGGAGATTTTAAAGGTGCTTTGGAATCTGTAAAAGAAGCAGGTACTGAATTGGTTGATGTTTTTACGGGTGTGGATGGCTCTGCTGAAAAAATAGAAGAAGGTCTTAAGAAAGTAACAAAAGCAGCGGTAAAATATGGAAAAGAAATAGTAAATACTGCGACGGAAAATGTCAAGCTACAAAACGAGGCAGAAATTGCAACCGCACAACAATCTCGACTTGTAGAACAGTACGACAGACAAGCGGAAAAACTTAGGCAGATAAGAGATAACGACCTTTTAACTTTGGAGGAAAGGACTGCGGCAAACAATAAACTTTTAGTTGTTTTAAACAACCAAGAGGAGGCAATGCTGAAACAAGCAGAGGCTCAAGTTAAGGCAGCGCAAGCAGCAGTTGATAAAAATGCAAGCATAGAAAACCAAATAGCCTTGACGGAAGCACTTACCAATCAAGAGGGGGTACTTGCACAAATTGAAGGATTTAGAAGTGAACAAGATGCAAACAGAACCGCCTTGAAAAAAGAGGAGTTGGAATTGACTAACTCACAAAAACAAGCAGACGGGGATTTGTTAATTTCAAGGCTTGAAGGAAACGCGGAACTTTTAACAAACGAACACGCAAAACTTTTGGCGTTAAGAGCCGCGGCAGATGAGGAAAAAAGAATCCAAGAGGACTTACTAACCTCCAAAAGAGATTCGTACAAAGAGGGAACACAAGCCTATCAAGATGCAAACAATGAGTTGTTAGCTTTTCAACAAGAGAACACACAAAAGCAAACTGAATTAGACAGAGAGATTGAACAATCCAAAAGAGATTCCCTTGATACTTTAATTTCTTTAGCAGGTGCGGAAACTGACATAGGAAAAGCGTTGCTATTAGCTAAACAAGCTATACTTGCAAAGGAGTTAGTTCTTGAGATTACTAAAACAATAGCTTTCTCAACACAAGCGGCAGCACGTTCAACGGTAGCGGTTGCAGAAGGTACTGCACAAACTGCAAAGATAGGATTCCCGCAAAATATTCCAATGTTAATTGGTTACGCTGCTCAAGCGGTTGGAATCATTGGCGCAATAAAATCAGCAACATCAAAAGCAAAAGCACCTATCACAAGTGTGCCAAGTCCAAGCACCATATCTTCAGGAGTTAGAAGTGCAGCACCACAAGCACCAAGTTTTAACATCGTGGGAAGTAGTGAAACAAACCAATTAGCGGAAGCAATAGGCTCACAATCTCAACAACCTGTCAGAGCGTACGTAGTAAGTAACGACGTAACAACTGCGCAGAGTTTAGATAGAAACATTGTAGAATCTGCATCACTATAAACAAAAAGTAATAAATAACGTTTTAAAATAAAACAAATATGCTTCCATTAATTGAATTAATAATAGACGAAAATGTAGATAGCGATGGCATCGAAGCAATTAGCTTGGTACACACTCCTGCAATCGAAGAAAACTTTGTTGCACTATCAAAGCAAAAGGTTGAACTCAAAACCTTAGACGAAGAAAAAAGAATCGTTGTATCTTTGGCACTTATTCCCGATAAGGAAATTTATCGTAGAGATTCAAAAGGCAAAGAGTACAATATTGTATTTTCAAAAGATACAGTTCGCAAAGCATCTGAATTGTATTTTAAAAACCTAAACAACAACAACGCAACTTTAGAACACGAAGAAAAAACAGACGGAGTTTCTGTAATTGAATCTTGGATAGTTGAGGACGTAGCAAAAGACAAAACTGCGCTCTATGGATTGAATGCGGTTGAGGGTGCTTGGGCGGTTGTTATGAAGATAGACAATGACGAGGTTTGGGCAGACATCAAAGAAGGAAAGTATTTAGGCTTATCAATCGAAGGACGTTTTTCTGAAAAGGAGGCGGAACTTTCAGAGGTAGAATTGGAATCTTATTCTGACTATCCTCAAGGAGTTAAGAGCAACGCAAAAAAAGTGTTGGAGTGGACGGAAAAAAACGGATGGGGTTCTTGTGGAACGGGAGTTGGAAAACAACGTGCTAACCAATTAGCAAAAGGAGAGGCTATAAGCGCAAAAACAATCAAAAGAATGTATTCGTATCTATCAAGACATTTAGTTGATTTAGACAGTTCTAAAAGTTATTCTGACGGATGTGGCAAATTGATGTTTGATGCTTGGGGTGGAAAGGCTGCTTTGCGTTGGTCAAAAAGCAAGATTGAGAAGTTGGGATTGATGGCAGATGTTGAGCAAGAAATGGAAAAGGAAACAGAAGAAGAACTATTGAATAAAATAATCGAAATACTAAAAGACTAATGAGCAACTACACAAGTCCTAAAAATTCAAGACGTGGGTGCTTATGCGCTGACGGAAAAAAATACTCAAAAGATTGTTGCAAAGGCAAGTTAATCAATCAAGGGATTGGAACTCTTAAAAGCCAATCAAACTACACAGTAACACAGGAGTAGAATCTGAATTTACAACAAAAGTAACCAATTAATGTTTTAAAATAAATTTTACACAATGAACAAAATCGACCAAATCAAAACCTTGTTAGGTATGGAAGTTAAATTGGAAACAATGAAACTTGTAAATGGTACTGAAATCGAGGCAGAAGTATTTGAAGCGGGGGCGGAAGTCTTTATCGTTTCAGAAGAAGAAAAGGTTGCTCTACCTATTGGGGAGTACGAACTTGAAGACGGAAAAACTCTTGTTGTAGTTGAGGAAGGACTAATTTCCGAAATGAAAGACAAAGAAGAAGAAGTTGAAGAAGTAGAAGAAGCACCTGTTGAGGCAGAGGTAGAGGAGCAAGAAATGGAAGCAGAAGTTGCAACACCGAAAAAGGTTGTTGAATCTGTATCTAAAGAAACTCACTTCGCTAAAATTGAAGAAATGCAAAAAGAAATTGATGCATTGAAATTGGCTTTAGAGCCTAAAGAAGAAATTGTTAAAGAAGTGAAGGAAGAGGTTGAATTGAGTGCCGAGGAGGTTGCACCAATCAAACACAATCCCGAAGCTAACGCAACGAAAAAAGAAACTTTCTTGTATTCTCAAAAAGCACCTAAGACAGTTAAATCAACGATTTACAACAAACTATTCAAATAATAATTAAACGATTAAATTTTTAAAAAATGGCAACAACAACAAACATCACTACTACTTACGCAGGAGAAAAAGCACAAGGCTACATCGCCGCTGCTTTGCTAAGTGGAAACACAATCGAAAACGGTGGTATCACTGTTAAACCTAACGTAAAGAAATCAGAAGTACTTAAGAAAATCGCAACGGGAGACCTTGTTGCTGACGGTTCTTGTGATTTTACTGCTACTTCGTCAGTTACTTTGACAGAAAGAGTAATCACACCAAAAGAATTTCAAGTAAACTTGGAACTTTGTAAAACTCCATTCCGTGCGGATTGGGATGCTATCTCTATGGGATATTCTGCATTTGACACTTTGCCTCCCGATTTCCAATCTTTCTTGGTTGCTCACGTAGCTGAAAAAGTAGCGACTAAAATCGAGAACAACATTTGGCAAGGTGCTGACGGAACAGAAGGAGAATTTGACGGACTTGTAGCTTTGGCTACTGCTGATGCAACTGTCGTAGACGTAGTTGGAACAACTGTTACTGCTGCAAACGTAATTGACGAACTTGGAAAAGTAGTTGATGCTATCCCTGCTGCATTGTATGGTTCTCCCGATTTGAAAATCTACGTTGCACAAAATGTTTACCGTGCTTACGTTCGTGCATTGGGTGGATTCGCTTCAAGTGGACAAGGTGCAAACGGTGTTGGAGGAAACGGAACAAACCAATCTCTTGGAGATGTTATGTTCGACGGAGTTCCTGTATTCGTAGCAAACGGATTGGCTTCTAACTACATCGTAGCTGCTGAATCTTCTAACTTGTTTTTCGGAACAGGATTGTTGAACGATTCTAATGAGGTTAAGGTTTTGGATATGGCAGATTTGGACGGAAGTCAAAATGTTCGTGTAATTATGAGATTTACTGCAACTGTACAATACGCTTACGGTTCTGAAATCGTACTTTACACACCTGCATAATTAGCAAATTAACAAACTGAAAGAGGGGTAGGTTCTTGCCTATCCCTTTTTTTATAACTAACTTTTAAAATATAAAAATATGGCTTGTGATATTACCGCAGGGAGAGATGATTCGAACTGCTTGGATAGTCTTGGAGGAATCAAGGCAATCTACATAGCAAACTTTGCAAAAGGAATGTTTGCAGATGCTACAATCCCCGATGTGGGAAGCGTAGCAGGACAAGAAATAACCGCTTTAACAACCGGAGGTTATGACGTGTACAAATACGAACTAAGAGGAACAAACAACATTGACGAAGCAAACACTAAAGACATCAATGCAGGAACTTCTATCTTTGAAGGAAGTGGAACAATTACACTAAAGAAACAAGACGCTACAACACAGGCGCAAATGGTTCTTTTGTCTAAGGGTCGACCTCAAATCATTGCAGAAGGGTATGACGGTTTATTCAGAATCTTCGGAATCAAGAATGGTGTGGATGTAACAGTAAACACCGCAAGTGGTGCAGATATGAATGAGTTCAGCGGATATACTTTGACTTTGGCTTCTAAGGAGGACAACTTGGCATACTTCGTGGCTTCATCATTGATTGGTGAAGGCAACGCAGGATTCGACGTTCAAGCGAACTAAGAAGCGCTCTAACGCATTAAAAAGAGAAAGGTGTAGACTTAATTGTTTACACCTTTTTTCTTGTCTTAAAAGGGAGGTTTTACCCTCCTATTTTTTAAATATATGCTATACTTTTTTTCTTAATCCTCCTGTGTAGTTCTTCTATGATTATTTGTCTGTCTTTTGCGTTTGTGTAAATTTCCTTTTTTAGTTCCTTTTCACTGTATAAAAAATAAAGTTTCATAATGTATATAGTTTTAATTATTAAATGTTTTACAAATATACACTTTTTTTTGAAACAAAAAACATAAAGCCGTTTAATTTGTTTTAAAATAAAAGAAATGATAATACTAACAACAAGCACGAGCGCACAGGAATTGAAATTCATTCCAAGAGATTACGTTGCTGATTCTATTGTATTAACAGACGAACAAGCAAACACAAGTTCAACCATATCCGCAACCTTTACGAAAGACGGGTATTATTTAAAGGCTGATATTTCTTTTACCTTAGTAGAAGATAGGTTTTACACTTTTAACGCTTTAAACGGCTCTAAAACGGTTTACAAAGGCAGAATCTTTTGCACAAACCAAACGGTAAGCGATTACAGTATAAATAAAAATGTTTACACAGAAAACGAAAGTACAAACGAATACATAGTTTACAATGAGTAGAAGAAACAATAAATCAGAAATAGAGGTTGTATCTCTTTCCAAATACACAACTCCCGTTGTTGAAGAAGTAAAAAACAAAGAATGGGTAATGTACGGAGAGGACAACAACTATTTTCAATGGTTAATCGACAGAAGTACGAAATCAACAACCAACGGGGGAATCATTAACTCAATGGTTAGAATGATTTACGGAAAAGGATTGGATGCTACGGATTCAAACAGAAAGCCCGAACAGTATGCACAAATGAAACGTATCTTTTCAAAAGATGCTTTGCGTGGTGTTATAATGGACAGAAAACTTTTAGGGATGGGTGCTTTCCAAATCAACTACAAAGGTGGACAAGTAAACAAAGCCTTGCACTTTCCTATGTGTACTTTGAGAGCAGAAAAATGCAACAAAGATGGAGACATCGAAGCGTGGTACTACCATCCAAATTGGGCGGAGTTTAAAGCATCGGACAAACCTTTGCGAGTTCCTGCCTTTGGTTTTGGCAACGGAAAAGAGAATGAAATATATGTTGTCAAACCATACGTTGCGGGATATTCTTATTACCCTCCCGTAGATTATCAAGGAGCTTTGCCTTATGCAGTTCTTGAAGAAGAAATTGCTGACTACTTAATCAACGATACTTTAAACGGTTTTAGTGGTACTAAGGTTATCAACTTTAACAACGGAGTTCCCGACGAAGAAAAACGCAGAGAAATCAAGCGTGATGTAATGAACAAACTCACAGGTGCAAGAGGGGAAAAAGTTATCGTTGCATTTAATAACAACAAAGAGGGAGCGACAACGGTTGAAGATTTACCTTTGAATGATGCACCACAACACTACGAATACCTTTCAAGAGAATGTCAAGAAAAATTGATTGTAGGGCATAAAGTTACATCCCCAATGCTTTTGGGAATAAGAACGGGAAACAACGGACTTGGAAACAATGCCGACGAAATCAAAACCGCATCTTTACTCTACGACAATTTAGTCATCAGAACATTTCAAGAGGAACTACTTGATGTGATTGACGAGATACTTGCAGTAAATAGCATTTCCTTAAACACCTATTTTAAGACGATACAACCGCTTGAATTTATAGATGTGGACGATGTACTTGACGAAGAAACAAAAGAGGAGGAAACAGGCGTTAAAATGTGTTCTCACGAGGATATACAATTAAAAGACGATGCTCTTGATGACTTAGGAGAAGAAGAAAACTTGGATGAGTGGGAACTGATTGATGAAATGGAAGTAGATTACGATGCAGAAGAACAATTGGATGCAGAGATTCACGCTTTAAACAATCCTAAAAAATCCCTATTATCTAAGATTTACAATTTTGTAAGCACAGGAACTGCAAGACCAAACGCAAAGAGTGAACAAGATAAAAAAGTTAAAGACGTACAATACAAAGTTAGATATTCGTATTCGCCTAATAGAGTAAGCGCAAACAGTAGAGACTTTTGCAAGAAAATGGTAGCTGCTGATAAGATTTACAGAAAAGAGGATATTGAGCAAATGAGCCAAAGAGTTGTGAATGCAGGTTGGGGTGCAAGAGGTGCAGATACTTACGACATTTTTAAATACAAAGGAGGAGGGGATTGTCATCACAAGTGGATGAGAAGAACGTACAGAAGCAAACAAAGCATAGATGTAAAGAATCCAAACGCTCCAAGAGTATCAACAAACAAAGCAGAGAAAGAAGGTTACAGAGTAAGAAACCCGAAAGAGGTTGCAATGAAGCCGAAGGATATGCCTTACAATGGCTTTTTACCAACAAATAAAAGATTCAAATAATGGCAGAGGTTTTACTAATTACGACAACAGACATTAAAAGAAATAGCGTTG